AAGTCCGCTACCGGCAAGAAACGCGGAATGGCCGATACCCTCCAGGGTGGACCAGTCCACTACTCAAGCCCGTATGCCCGGCGCAGGAGCTTCCTCGCGAGCCGCTCCAGTCCTGCACGATCTCCGATATCGGCCATGTGGACAATCTGACTTACGCCGGTCTTTACGTGGTGCTCGGCGCGGCCCTTGCGTTCCTGCTGCGGACCCTTGCGCTCGATGGGAGGCGGGATCTCGACAGCAACCTCCACCGCGGTGGATACTTCCGCGACAGCGGCGGGGCCGGTCTGGACATCCTCGGGAGTTCCGTGAGTGTGAGTCGAAGACCGGGTGGTCTTCTGCTTCGCTGCCATGATTTCTCCTCAGCCCGCGTCGTACCCGAGCAGGTCGAAGTCGACCGCGTATCGCTCTCGCACGAGAGCCCGGGTCGCGGCGTCGTAGTAGTGGTCGGTCGAGCCTCGCTCCGAAGCGTTGACGTGCCCGAGGTCTGGCTGTGCGCCAATCTTCGCGGCGAGGCTGCGCCAATCCTGTTCGAGGCGCTCGAAGCGGAGAAGATCCACCAGCAACCGGCCGGTACCGTCGGTGATCCACTCGGCTTGCGGGGCACTGATCCACAGCACCTCGCCGCCACGCACCACCCGCAGGCGGCGGTGGAGGGGGAGGCCATCGGCCACCCACTGCGAGAAGTGCTCGGACTGGAGCCCGCCGTATCGCCTCGCCCATGCCCAGACCGATACGAGACGGTCGTAAGGGTTCCGAACGCACGCGAAGGCAGTCAACTCCCTCCAGCGCTCCCGCCCCAAAACGGCGAGGTGGTGCCTCGCAGGGGCGTGGGAGCGCTTGGAGGGAGCGGCCCCGAAGTAGTCGGCTCCGAACGAATCCCGGAGAGATTCCCGGATCGAGGTGCCGCCCGTCTTCGGGACGTGAACGAAGAGCCAGTTCAGAACTACGGAGCCGCGTCGACGACGCTCTGGAAGAGCTTCACCTTCACGAAGGACGGCGTTGCCGCATCCTCGACGGCCCAGCCGACATGGAGCGCGGTGGTGCCGGCGACCACCGTCACGCGGGCGTTTCCGTCGTCCCAATAGACCGGCTCGCCCTCGTTGAAGGTGTCGGCGGCATCCGCGGGCATGTCCACCACCGGTCCCTGCGCAGCCGGGATGCACTCGAACGAGGCACCCGCCGAAGCGGTGACCAGGGGAACCACCAGGAGACCGTTCCCGATCACGAGGGGGACATCGACGGTCACGCCGCCGCTCGGGGCGGTCAGGGTCAGAGTGCATCCGTCCTGTACGTACTTCGTACCCATGTTTTTCTCCTATCCAGCGACGTTGCGCGGGACGAAAGGGTTGGAATGGAGAAGGGCCGAGGCGTCAGGCCCCGGCCCTTCTCAATCAGTGGTCAGCGGTTCGGTCTACGAGCCGGCGCCGGTCACGCCCGCGCGATACTCGATCGCGCCACACGCGAATTCGAGCGCGAGCTTGAACTCGATGCCGTCCGTGGTGAACCCGTTGCGCACCTCGGTTCGCGGACCGTTGGCGCCCTCCAGGTATCCGTACACGTACTGCTCCAGCTCCGCGGGGTCGGCCAGCAGGTAGAACCGGGAGCCCGTGAGGTTGGCGTCCGTCACCGGAGTGAGCCGGCCGGCCCAGTTGTTGTTGTTGGACACCGGAGCGGCAGACGCACCCTGACCGATCAGCATCGACTGCGGTGCAACCAGTCGCTCTGCCAGACCCGCCGACGCGGGCGGGACGAGCAGGTAACGCGGCTGCACGTTGATCTTGATGCCGTCGATGCTGGTCTGCCCCAGCATCAGCTCTCGCGCCTCGTCGAGGTGAGCGAGCGAAAGCGCGCTACCCGAGAGGACGTTGGAGTGGTTCGCGTGGTAGACCACCACCGCATCCGACAGGGCCGGCCCCGTCCCGGAGTTCGGGGCGATGCAGACGCTGTAGAAGGTGGCATTCTCGAAGTCCACCGTTCGACGGGCCGCCTTGGTCGCGAGATTCGCGAAGGCGCTCAGATCATCGTTGACCAGCGTTTCGTAGCTGATCCCCATGATGCGGCCATACTTCAGGAGCGTGACCTGCTCCTGATTCTCGCCCATCGTCCCGTACTGGTACTCGCCGTGCTCCCCAACCTCCAGGGGCGCCGGGAAGTCTCCCGAGCGGTCGAACTTGTGAGCCCGGAAGTCCCGGAAGTTCCGCTGGGAAGCCAGCATCCTGTAAGTCGGAGTGCGGTTCTCGTACTCCGGCAGGAGCATCTTGTTCAGTGCGTTGGCGAGCAGGAGCGGGAAGTCGGACGTGGTGTGCAGCGCGAGATTCGTGCTGAAGATCGCGGTGCGATCCGCCCTCGCATCGAGGCCACGCCCCTTTCCTTCCAGTTCCAGCGCGGCAAGTGCCAGCTCGGCGAAGCTGAACCCGTAGTAGGGCCGCGCCTTCTCGGAGGGCGCCTTGCGAGTCGCGCGAGAGACGAGACCCTCGGCCATCGCCTCCAGCTTGAACTGCTTGCCCTCGTAGTCGTTCCCGAATCCGGTGATGTTGCTGCCCGCGGGCTTCGGGGCGCGCTTCTTGCGCTCCTCCTCCGCACGGGTGAGCACCTGCTCGATCTCGATCCCCGCCTGGTGCTGCGCCTCGGCCCAGATGTCGTCGAGGTCGTAGTAGGCGGCAATCTTCTTGATTTCCGCCCGGCGGGCCTTGTCCTTCTCGATCCGCATCTCCGCGGTGATCTTCTCCGCGGCAGGATCGGTGGTGGTCGCCGGAGCACTGGGCTCCGATGCGGCCTTGGTGGCAGGCTTGAGTTCCACCGTCATGGAGTCCAGATCGAACTCCTCGCGCTCGATCTCGACGATATCGCCGATCTTCCCGAGCTCTTCCACGTCCCTGAGCAGCCGTACCTTGACCGTCATGGTCTCCTCCATTTGCGCTTCGGCGGCTGCCTCGGCGCGGTAGGTGATTTTGCAAGGGGCGGACTCCCGCTCCTCAGCCAATGAGAGCGTTCTAGCGCCAGGATCGGCACCAACCGGAACGAGACTCAACTCGCTCGGCTCCCAATCGGTCGCGCGCATCCTCTTGATACTCGCGCCCTTCTTCGTGACCTCTTCCATCGCGTGGATGGACACGCCCATGCTGACGTTTCGAATCACCCCGTCCTGGACGTCCTGCCAGTAGGGCTCTACGTCGTCTCGACGGCTGAAGCGAACCGTGGCCCGTCCGCCATTGTCGAGCCAAGCCTTCTCGACCACGCCGAGGATCGCGCTCACGCCTGCGTACTTCTGGTGGCTGTTGAGCAGCGGCGCACCGTTACGGAGCCTGCCCCAGCGGATTGCCTTTTCGCTTAGCTCGAACTCCAGCTCGTATGGCTCGTCGTCCATCCAGCTAAAGCGCAGAACCGGCTCTCCGCTGTAGAAGAGCAAGTCGACGGTGCGCTTCTCATGGTCGATCGATTCGGCCGAGAGTTCCGCGTAGGTGACAAGAGGTTTGAGGTTCAGTGTCTCGCTACGTCGGGTCTTCTTCATGATCGCTCCTACGCTGCCTCGTTGGGTCGGTTGGCCTCGTTGGGCTCTCTGGGAGCCGCAGAGGACTGGACGAGGCTCCGCGGATCACTCTTCAACAGCGCGCCGAGTCCGCGCCGGTCGAGTTCCTTGAAGGTCGTTTCGATCGCGTCGAGCAGGTCCGACTGACTCCAGCCGGCAGCGGCTTGCACTTCGGATAGCGGCTTGAAGCCGGCGAGCACCGCCTCTAGATCGGCCTGGGTCTCCTTCAGCGGATCCATCAGCTCGAACTTCGGAGGCGTCCACTCGAATGGAGTACGTGCGCCCATTCCCGGTCGGAGTCGCTCGATATCGCTACGGAATACCTGCTCGATTCGCCGGCAGACCCGGGGCACGTAGAGCAGCCACTGGTCGGCCTCGACCCGCTTTCGGAAGTCGATCAGTCCGCCCCGCATACTCGTGTAGTTGACGTCCGTGAGGTCGCCCGTCAGGAGCTCGTAAGGGATTCCCAGTCCGGCCGCGACGTCGTGCTGATTCGCCTTCTTGTACTCGGCGTATCCCTGGACCGCGTGGGGCTCGTTGAACGTGACTGACTCACCCGGGCGCGCCCTGTACCAAGTGGCCGGGCGCATCCGCTCGCTGGTGAAGTC